GCTTTTTTATTTAGTACTTTGTATAAAGCTATCTGCCCACATTTAGCAGTTTTAAATTTCTTAGTTTTACCTGTATGTTCTTTGTACCAACGTTCAGCTTGATGCACAGCTAGAGAAGGAGCCATTTTTGTAGGGTCACCTATATAAACACCACCACCTTTAACTTTATGCATCTCAGTCATATTGAACTTTATTACCCTACTGGGTAAGTCAGGGAAAAAGTATACAAAGTATGTGTTATACGCTGGGTGCATCTTCCTTAGTATTTACAGTATAGTGTTCGTATATACCTGCTTCTACTAGCTGGTCGTACGCATCTTTTTTACTTTTCTTTAGTCCGTGAAAGTATTCTTTTAATACTTTAAAACTAGAAATTCTAGTAAACTTAAGACCACTAGCTTTAGCTTCTAGTTTTAAACCTATAAGGGCTGTAGCCATACGCATATTGTGCATATCTTCTAAATAATAACCGCCCTCGTCTGCAGCTTTCCATACGTCACCGTTTAATTCTAACATATTATCTCCTAATAATTTAAGTACCTTTATTAAACTATAGGTCGTAATTCTTTACTAGCATAGTCAAAATAAACCTACTGACTAGGTTGGTCGTCATATTTACTTTTTATAAGCCTGACGTTTATAGAGTTTAACCAACCCCTTAACTCTTGGCTTCTTTGTTTAGTACTACTATCCTTCTTACTATTTATTTCTGACTTTTTGTCCATAAACATTTTATATCCTGTGTAGTAGTCACCGTCACCTATTTCACTAAACCTGACTATCTGCCAAGCACGTGCTTTAGTNATACCATACTCAATACCTAACTCTTCAAGAGTTCTACCTTGCTTTGAATATAAAACTATTTCTGAATACATCTTTTCTTTTTCCATACGTTTACTCATTAAAAAACTCCTTGTAATGAATTGTTGCTTCTCCCCAACTGTTACCTATCTCAGCATCAACTTTATTGGGAACACATAAAGGTGTGCAATCAGACATAACCTGCATAATTAATTCACACTGGTCAGGGTCTGTAACTGAAATATCTAACTCATCGTGTACTTGAGTGTGTGGTAATATGCCTTCTTTATATAGTTCAATCATAGCTTGTTTAGTCATATCTGCTGCTGAGCCTTGTATAAGTCTATTCATAGCTTTATAGGTAAACGCTCTTTTAACTTGATTACCATATTCAGTTACGGCTTTTTCGTATGGGTAAGCTGGTTGTCTATCGTTCATAGGCTCATATAAATTAAACCTACACTTACGCCCAGCTATAGTGGTTATGTATCCACGGTTAGCCCCTAGCCTTGCACACTGGTCACGTAGACCTTTAATAAAAGGTACTCTTTTATGATACGTATTAAATAATATTTCTGCTTCCTGCATTGATAAATCTAATTGTTTAACTAACTTATCTTTACCCATACCGTAACTTAAACCCAAGTTAATAATCTTAGCTTCTTTACGGCTTATATTAGCCATGTCAGCTACAACCTGATGGAAATCTGCGTCTTTATTACGGTACGCATCTACTGCTTCTTCTGCACCTTCTTGCTCAGTAGCTGAAGCATAGTGTACGGTTAGTCTAGGTTCTTGTTGAGAGTAATCGAAACAACCCCAGTAGTGGTCTTTTTCTGGTATAAAGATACTACGTATTAATGGACCAATGTCTTCGTTACGGGCTGGTACTTGTTGTAGGTTTGGGTTACTACTACTAAACCTACCTGTTACCGTACCGCCACGGTCGCTACGTAAAGGATGAAGTTCCCCATGTATTCTACCTTTGACATTATGTTCTAGTATCATTTTATCTATAAATGTGGTTCTAGCTTTGTTTAACTTACGTGCTCTTACTATATTATTAGCTAACTTATGGTCATGTGCTTCTAGCCAATCACCAGCAAAAGAAGGGGCATTAGTTTTAGGGGTACGCGGATAACTCAACCCAGCCCTATCAAAAACAGTAGCTATAGATTGTGCTGCCCATAGGTCTGGTTTCATACCAAACTCCTTATGGATAGAAGTTAAGATAGTGTCTTCCTCTTTCTTTAGTTTCTTACTTACTTTTTCAGCTACGTCAAGGTCAACAGGTACGCCTTTATATCTCATGTCTAGTAATATAGGAATTAAAGAAGTTTCAAGTTCATATATCTTACCTACGTTTTCTAACTTAATAAGTTCTTTAAATACCTGCCATAGTTTTAGGGTTAGTGCTGCGTCTTGCTCACCGTAAGGACCAACGTACCTAGCGGGTAGTTTATACATCTCACTTTTTGGGTTTAACCCGTATGCTTCTGCTGCTTGAAGAAGTAAAGTTTCATCTTTAGTTTCTTCGCAATATTTTTCACCTAGATTATTTAGCGAGTAGCTGTATTGATTCTCATCTATAAGGGGTGCTGCGAACATTGTGTCTTGTATTTTACCATGTACTTTTATACCATAGCGTTTAAGCCAACCTACGTCATATAAAGAGTTATGAAATATTTTATCATTTTCGTAACTCATTTGCTTAGTCATCCATTTAATAACTAAATCTTTATCTAGGTTACCGCCACCCTCATGCTGAATAGGAAAATACATACTAAAGTCTTCAGTAGCTACAGCTATACCAGTTATGTAACCTACGTCAGCAAAAGCCCAAGATGGACCATGAGACATCAATAAGGGATCGTATGTCTCAAGGTCAACAGCAACTTCTTTGTACTTACTCAAATCTGGTAAACTGTTAGGAGGTGACCAATCCACCTCAGGCGTAAATAAACTTATTTGTCTTGACATACTCTATTCCTTAACTCACTTGATGAAAATTGATGTGCCCTTTTATTCCAATGTATGTTTTTAACTCCAAACTCATTACGACCAGTGAATGGTTTTTTATAGTATTCTTCACCTATAATTCTTATATCCCATTGTACGCCCCGTAGTATGTTACGTAAGTCTTCTTCCCTTTCATATACCAATATGTCATCGACATATCTACATGCTTTAACTTGTATTTGTCTTTCGACTATGTTTTGTATAGGTGTGTTTTTAGTAGGTCTATCTATACTAGGGTCTTTTTGTATACATACTGTTAAATGCTCACACACGGTTTTAGCCTCAGCTAACATCAATATATGTCCCGCATGAAATAAATCAAAAGCCCCGAATGTTATACCTCTAGTCACAATACTTTTTTACTACAATGTGATTCTACTAATAGTAAGTATCTACGTAAATCACGTATGTCATCTAGTATGCCGTCTTTACTTGGGTCATTAGATATAGTTTTAAATATGTCATAGTTATCTGAACTTACTTGATTTTCTATCCTATCCCACTTACGGGCTAACATCATAAAAGCACCTACCCCACCACGACTACGCCAACTATCCCCATAACTTTTTTGAGCCTCCTCTAAAGCCGTAACGTCACTATTAGCTAATAAATCTATAAAATTAAAATCACTTCCTTCCATTTATATACCTCCGTATATTTTAGTGAGGTATCCTAATAATTGTTTACCTCTATCATTTAAATCATTTGAAGCTAAATACTCTACACCGTTACTAAACACTTCATTCATATTAGTATTGCCTAAACGCCTTTGACGTACACAAAAAACTAATAACTCAAACATGTCAGCTTGTTTACCTAACTTAGCTTCAGCTGGTTTTAACTTATAGCTAATACCTATATCACTTTCGTATTTATCTTCTATCCTTTTTAACACCTCTACTAAATCAGGGTTAGCCCATTTAACAGGGGCTGGTATATCACCGGTAAATAATTCAGCTACGTCATGAGTCAAAGCTCTTAGTATTGCTTCTTTACTTACGTCTGGGTTTAGATACTGAAGTATCATAGCTACGCCCCATGAGTGAGAAGCTACTGACTGTTCACCAATAGTTTCTAGAGTGTGATAACGCTTAATAGCCCCACCACGTATCATGTTAAATAAATCATTCATATCTTTCACTACACATTTTCTCCTTACCGAAATAACACCACTTACAGCCAAACGTACTAGGTTTAGCTGGGAAATCTGTAGCTTCGGTCATTGCTACGGCTCGGTCGTTTAACTTCTTTTGTTTATGTACAATATTGTCAGCACTGTATTCATACCTATCTATCTTACCATGGTCTAAATACCAAAGTTCAGTAGTAATAGTTTTTATTTCAGGCATACGTTCTAATACTACCGCACCGTATAACTCACACTGCTCTCTGTGTACTTCTTGATTACCGTCATATCTACCTGTTTTAAAATCTATTACCCTAGCTGTGTCTGTGCCATCTATGTGTACAAACGCATCTACTTTAGCCCTACCCCACGTAGTATCACCGAACCATGGTGCAGGTTTCCAGTTTATATCAAAAGCCCAATCACCTTCACAGGTAACATAACTTTTAAGGTGAAGTTCTTTTAAAGCATCAAAAGCTTCTTCAAAGTCTGCTAGTTCTTTAGGTATTTCATCATACCTACCACGTATATAATCTTCACACATAGTATGAATGTCTTTACCTCTATCCATAGCCTTATTGCCAGGCTCTTTAATTTTCTTGACGTACGCAAAGTGCGCTTTTTTAGGGCATTTTTCAAAAGTACTTAGTCTGCTATATGACCACTGATATATTTTATCACTCACTTAGCCCTCCTTAACAACCAGTCAAAACCTGCGGTTGACCAATCAGTTGCTATACAGTTTTGTACTTCAGACATAGCGTCATCAGTTTCACCTTGTTTATGTAAAAACCAAGCGTCCTGTAAAGGTACTGCTACATGGCTAAAGAAAATATCATTAAAATCCATATCTTCAAAAGGTTTACGCTCTAAATACTTATGTAGTTCATTATTCCAGACTTCTATACTATGGATATTTACCATAGGGTAATAATTAATGCCTCTATTTTCATACGGGTTTTCAAAATGTTTCATGGAATAAAAATCAAAAGCGTCTGCTTCTTCTAACCTTGAATGCATTTCTTCAAAAACTTTAGTATAAGCATGAAAGCTATCACTGACCTGAGTATACGCCCCTATACTTACATCTAACGCACTAGCCATGTACTCATGTAACATTGACATGTGTACTATATTAGCCCCGAAAGTACCCCATATAACATCATTAGATCTATTACTTACCGTCATTAGTAACTGGTTATTTCGTATTTTAAAATAGATACAAGTATTACAAGGCACATCAACCCCAGCACGGTTAAGGTCTTTATTAGCATCCCACATCTGTAATACACAACGTCTATCATTAGGATTTTTACGTAACCTTTTGATAATAATCTCTACTTGGTTTTTATTAAAGTGGTTAATCCATCTATGACCATAAGCACCATGTAAAATAACACCATCATCACTGTATTCAGACATACGCTGATTATACTGTTGAACAAAAGCTAAATCATTACGACCAGCTAACATCCATAAGCCTTCCATAAAATGAAAGAATGGGTTAGCATCTCTTACTTCTTCAAATAAAACTCTTTCCCAAGGTTTATTGAATACTGTAGCTACTGGCACTTCATGTTCTACTACGTTACCAGCCCTACTTTCTCTTATATCTTGTTGGTCAAATGAAAGCAAATCCATAGCCCTTATAAAACCATCATTCACATTTCTACAATTAATAACATCCATTAAAATAACTCTCCTGTTTGTTTATTTAGCCCACTATTGTAAGCCCTTTTCCATTGTACGTTTACGTCTTTACGTATTCCTCCGCCCCACGCTGTCTTTGTTTCTTTTTCTACTATCTTAACAAAATCAGGGTGAAGATTATGTAGTAGTTCAGCACCAGCTGATTGTACTTCTTCAGTACGCCACTCACTACAACCACCTTCAGCGTTAGAAGACTTTTGACCCTGTGCGTAGTAGTAACTGATTTTACTAGCTTTACCTTGACGTAATAACTGTAAATTTATATCAAAATCTTCCATCACCTCAGTTCTAGCTAACTCTATACCGTCAAACATATCTAGGTTATACCCTAATATCCTCATGTACCTAGTGTTTTCAACTGATAAATGTTCTACGCGGTTATTACCTTCCCTAGCACTTACTCCTACATGGGCATAGTCATCTAGCCATTTATCAAGTAATCCGAATAACGCAGGATACTCATCCGATTCTAAATACCTAAGGTGCCAGTCTGTAGGAGACTTACGTATGTAAAAACGCAGGTCATCATCTAACATAACTATTTTAGGGTCGCTAGTGTTATCGTGTATAAATTTACGTTTACCTGATATACCTTTTATAGATGAAGGAATAACCATAAACTTACAATCGTATTTATCTTTATATAAATGCTCCTCATCATCATCAATAACTAGGACTACGTCTTTACGCATCTCCTCAGGAAAATATGACAGGGTCACTTGATCGTGTGCTCTGCCTCTGGTTGGAATATAAATAATCATTATAGTATGTCCTCCTCATATTCACGTGGTTTATATCTGGAACGTGGTCTNCCTTGACCTAAACGTGTCCTCTCATATTTATCAAACTCACATAGACAATGTTCTATGTCTCTCATTTCTAGGGGTAACGGTCTATTATTCAATACAGCTAGTAAGTCCCTCATCTCTTGAATAAACAAAGGTTTTTTCTGTTTACTATCTAGCGGTCTACCGAATATTCTATTTAGCCCTCTCATTGCTCCTGGTCCAGGGTTAGCCCAAGTCATTATGTCTGGTGCTTTTTCTAACCATTTAGTATGACGTAAATCAGTTACTACTTCATAAGACATAAAATCACTAAACCCAGCGTATGGTAAAAAACTTTTCCAACTATTTTCTATACTACTAAAGTCACAAGGGAAATTAGCATATAACGGAGTTAGAATTTTGTCAACGGTTTGTTCTATTTTAGTTCCGCCTAGCGTACCTGTTAACATATAAGCCCCAGTATATACTTTTTGTTTTTTAGCCATACGGTCTTGCATTATTGTTTTAACATGGTCTGGTCGCCATTCTGTAGGAAAACCTATTTCGTC